TCTTCAGTTCAAACGCTTCAACAGGACATTACAAAAGCCTATAACTACGAGTATAAAGGCTGTGGAGATGACATTTTTAATGCTATCGGCTACAGATCAACTACGCACGTAGCATCCTCAGGCAGTCACAATCCATTATTTAAAACTCTCATGGTTGCCGATGGCTATACGGGCACTCGTCTTGGCGCGTCAGCTACAGCGCCATACAGCTCAAATGTTTATAAATTTCCAGCAACCGAGGCAAGTTATGATTCTTTTGCCGCTTACGGTATGGCTATAGCATCATATGTACTCGACGGATCAAGCCCAGGCGCTACTACTGAAATCGATATTAAAAACCGCGTTGCTGGCATTTGTCATTGGGCTATGTGGCATGGCTCGCCCATTGTCTTCTATGCTCACGATTACGGTGAATGCTCACTCCAACAGTGGGAGTGGATCATGGACGCAGTTAAACTTACAGGCATCGAAACAGGTACGCTGTCACAAGTATTCTCTTTTGCGTCTAACCCTCCAGCGGTCACAAATGCAACCGATGACGCATACGCAAACAATCTAGCTTTAGCTAGCGATACAACGCACCCATTATTTCCGTTTATCGGCGCTAGCGGCTCAGGTGGTACAGGCAGTGCTAAAATCATAGGTTCACCCATTATAGGTTAAGAGGAAAGTATCATGGCAATAGAGACAAGAATTACCACAGGCACAACAGCACGATCGTCCACAGCATTCTCTATAGCTGCCGGGGCGACTATCGTTGTAGGGACTAATATCGACTTACCTAGAGGGGTTCATGTCACAGCAGAGCGCTCATTCGATGGCGGGGCAACATGGCGAGCAATGGATAGCGGCGTTTTATGCAGTAATAAGCTAAACGAGAATACGATTAGCGGGATAGTAACGACCTGTAGACTGAGCATTACAGAATCAGATGTAGCGACTATCGTATACACCGACGAGTAAGGCTATAGATAGTTTTAGACAATAGTTATCAAAAGGATGATAGTAAAATACTATGGGTAGACCAGCAAACTCACTAAACAAGAATAAAGCCTTTCTTCTCAATAGGTTGAAAGAGATGTATGGCGCTGATTTTCATCCAATTATGAAGATGGCTGAGAATGCGGTGCTATTACAATCCATCGTAGACGAGAAATTAGCGGTTTATGTTGACGAGAACATTCATCCCGAAGATAGACAGGCTGCATCGTATGCTATCTCAGTGGCGGCAATGAACGCTATTAACGGATGGGATCGAATAGCCCAATACACCGAGCCTAAACTTAAAGCTATCGATGTGACCGGCGATCTAGTCGCAGAGGTGGTATTACGAGACTTCAAGGGCGTGAGTCGTGATTGAGTATCAGCTAGAGTATCAGCCTCAGAGCGATACACTAGATGACTTTCACAAGACGTTAGCCTATCACCATCGTTTTATAAGGGGGCCGCTAGGGTCAGCTAAGACAACCACCGTTTGTGTAGATATCTTTGATCTTATGATAAATATGCCAGCCGATGCAAATGACGTTAGGCGATCAAGATGGTGCGCGGTTCGTAATACCTACTCAGAGTTGAAGAATACGACAGTTAAGGAGTGGTTAGAGGTCTGCCCGGAAGAGTTGGGCAAGATGAATTGGACAGATTTAAACCAAAAGATCGAGTTTGATAGAGAAGATGGCACTACTGTAGCGGTCGACTTCCTATTCTTAGCGCTAGACAAGCCTAAAGACGTTAAGAAACTAAGGGGGGTGCAGCTAACCGGCGGCTGGCTTAATGAGGCCAAAGAGCTGCCTTTCGAGGTGGTCAGTATGTTATTTGGCCGGTGTGGTCGATACCCTAAGCGCAGTGAAGTACCGAGTTATTGGTATGGCGTGATAGGCGATACCAACTCACCTGACGAGGATAGTTGGTATTTTGATCTAGCTGAGAACCAGAAGCCTAAAGGGTGGATATTCATCACTCAGGCCGGGGGCGTGTATCGAGACACCGCTACAGGAAATTGGGTGGTCAATACCGAGGCTGATAATGTTCACAACCTGCCGATGGACTATTACGAAAATCAGATATCGGGCAATAAAGACGACTGGATCAATGTAAATCTGGCGAACAACTACGGATTTGTGAAGGAAGGAAAGCCGGTTCATGAGTGGTACAACGATATGGTCCACACGGCTAGGGATGTTTTAGACCCTGACCCGCGTAAATCACTCTATCTAGGGTTTGACTTTGGACGGACACCGGCTTGCGCTATAGCTCAGAAAGACGCCTTCGGTCGATTTATCTTCATTGATGAATTTACCAGTAACAACATGAGCGCAGAGAACTTCGCACCAGAGCTAAAGCGATATCTCGATGCTGAGTACGGTAATTACAAGTTTGAGCATGGTCATGGCGACCCGGCTGGTGGAGATGGCAATCAATCAACAGATAGAACACCATTTGACATACTGAGAACGCACGGAATATTCGCCTCGCCCACCAAGACGAATGATCCATTGATTCGTAGGGCGTCCATTAGCTCGTTAGGGTTACGCAATTGTATGGATGGCAGACCGGCATTGATTATTAGCCCAAAGTGCAAGATGTTACGCAAGGGCATGGCGGGAGGCTTTTGCTATAAGAGAGTTCAGGTAACTGGCGAGGTTTATGCCGATAAGCCTGATAAGGGTATTTACTCGCACATAGTTGAGGCGGCTGAGTACCTGCTTCAAGGTCAGGGCTGCGGCTCTGATGCTGTACATGGTAAGCCTGTATTTCAGGCTCCCCATAAAATTAAATCATTTGACCCATTTAAGCGGAGATAGTATGCAAAGATTAATAGGTAAAGACGTCAGTATTAGCGATTTAAAGGGACATGAGGTCATGCTGGTCATAGTTTATGATTTATTGGCTAGACAGGCTCAACCAAGGTTTATCACTGAGGCAAGCGCGACGAAGGTTGTATTTGATATGCGTAACAACATCTCTAAAATGCAGATGCAGCGGCTCATTACGGAGCCTTTGAATGCTTCATTACCTGAATATCAATGGTCTATCAATACCACTGATCGCTCATTAACAGCCTCTTTGAAAGTGAAAGCCAATGCCAAAGGTAAGAAAGCCAACGCTGTCAATGAACAGACAGACGCCTCAACAGTATCAGGAGTCGAGGCGGCTTAGCGGTTATCTGGTTTATACAGAGGGCTGGATGGGCTTCGATCATGTCTATGCAATATTAAGACTGTCGAATAGTTGGGTAAAAGTTAGCCACAACTTTGCTTATACGGAGGTTCAAGTCATCCCCTTGGGGTGGAAATGGGCCGATGCTGTCGATGGTGAGCTTCAAAAGTTCACTGTTGATATCCCGTATAATCAGAAGCGGTACGGGTTTGGCGCTATGACTTGCGTTGAGACGGTCAAAGGTTTGTTGGGAATAAGTAACTGGCGAGTGGTGACGCCTAAACAATTGAGGAGATACATCGATGGGCAAAAAACCTAAAGCATACACGCCAAGTCCTGAAGAATTGGCTTTACGCGCAGCTCAACTCGAAGAGATGCGAGACAAAGGGTCTGAGATAGCGAAGCAAAAGTTTCGGATGTCCAGAGGCGCTAAGGCTGGACGTTCACTGATTAAACAGCAAACCAATGAACAGCAAACCAATAAACAGCAAACGTTAGGGGCATAGATCATGGGGCAATCAACAAGTTGGATGACAAGAGCAAAACGGCTAGAGAGAGAACTCGAAGCGAAGCAACAGGCGCATCAGCAAGACCCTAGATATCAGCGGGCTGTTCGTCTGGGGCTCCTAGATGAAGGTCAATCTGTAGGTAAGGGTACGGTTAGCCCTAGAGGCGCTGCATCTAGCAATTACGATCAGCGATTGGCTGAGACTCATCTATCGAACAGCGAAACTAATGCCGATACTAATGAGCTACAAGCCCGTCAGCGGGAAGAGATCAGCGATAGAACACAAGAAACCCTAAAGATTGGCTTGAGGGCGAGACGCAGACGATCTTCACCAAGATCATTGTTAGCACAGAACGCAGGGACGAAAGGTATTTTAGGGGCAATGGGAACACTGGGATAAGATCATGACAGCGTTAGTTTTACTGAAGCAGTTCGAGAAAGCCAAGCGATTGAAGAATCAGTCTTGGTATAACCATATGCGCGAATGCTACGAATACGCTGCGCCCAATCAAGAAACCTTTTTCGACCATACGCCGGGTGAGAAGAAGAACACAACAATCTATGATGATACTGCTGTGCGAGGGGTGGAGACATTCGCCTCCAGACTACAGTCTTATATGGTGCCACCGTGGCAGAAATGGGCCACTATCTCACTAGGGCCAAGAGTGCCAGAGGAAGAGGGCGAGAAATACGTCCAGTTCGACGGTAAAGAGATGACAGTGAACGAGGCTTTAGAACTCACCACTGACATTATTTTTGATTACATCCACCGGTCTAATTTTGATACGATGGTTTACCCGGCTCTTGTTGATTTGGCTATATCGACAGGCAATATAACTT